CCGTGGGCATGCCTTTCAAGACCCTATAAACACCGCGGCCAGGAACAACCACATTCTTAAACACGATGCCCGACATGAAAAACATGAAGTGTTTGTCAATGGTGTCGGACTTAGGGAAACAGGCGCGCAGCATCCCGAAAGCCAACACCATGTTTTCCTCAACGCACCGCCCATCATGGCAGCTAAGATCCGTCTCGAAAACTTCACAGCCCTCCATCTCTGAAAACTGGCCCGCATAATTCCCGTGGAAGTCCGACTGGCCAATCCGGATCTCATTGGATGCATCATCCCAATTAATATATTTAAGCCCATCATATACCTTTGAGGCATACGATAATTGGAATATCTTCGCTGGCCCCTCCGGCATCACCAGCGAGCGAGAGCGAAGAGGCTTGTCCACATTAATCTTCTGATTCCTGTTTCTACCACCAATCTTGTAAATAGAAGTGTCACATGTGACTGTGACACCGGACACCTCAAAAAGCCACTCTGCTATCGGCTTTAAAAACTTATCGGCCCGCGCATGACTATTCCCAAAATACATAGACGACAACAACCCAGGGTCAGCTTTACGATTTGTTTCGCATCGTCTGATGTCCTGTGCGGTCGGCGCTGGGCAAGAAGGCAATTTGATAAGGTGCACTCTGGCTCTCATAGCCTCCATGAAGTCCGAATAACAAGCCTCGTGAGGAGTAGGGTCACACAAGATTTGGAAGTCCTGGTACTGTGTGGGCCATGACCCACTTATACCAATCCTATCAAACTCTTCAAGCGACACTCTATCGACCACCCTCGTAGTTTTTAAATATCTCCAGAATCTCGCGTCGGTGCCATAAAACTTTTGTGGCTGGAAGCCCACCGGGAAGGGGGAAAACCCACGGAACAAGCACGTCTTTGATGGTTTGATAACCAAGGCGCGTCTAACATCGTCCTTCAAAATCCCACGAACGGTAAAATAACCCTCCCCGCTCTTATTTGAGAGTTTGGGGAACGTTGTCTCAGTCACAGTTAACTTTGGAACAGTGTTTACCATTTCAGCTTTGTAGTGACGGACCTTGCGCCCGGGCCATGTCTTCCTGAAGCGTGCGAGCTTAACTTTCTCAGTCATCCTGTCCACCATATGTGAGGGCATGTTCAGCTTGAGGGTCTTGTCAACAAACCTTACAAACGAGCTTCGCGCCCTCGCCTCCATTTCTGAAGGGAAGTGGTGTCGTGACCTCTTGAAAAACTCACGATGGGTTGCCCACATCTTGTAGATGCGTCGTGCCTCCATGACGATCCTACCAGGCGGTACACATGTAACCGAATCTAAGGGCGATAGTCCTTTGGCATATATGCGTCAGGGAAGGTACCCGCAATCGCCGCATCCACAAGCGTTTTCTTAAACGCCATCAGTGCGGATTTAGTCGCGGCCGCTTTTGCGGCAGCGGTAGCAGCGGAAACAATCCCTAACTTGAGATCCGTTGGAACAACCTCGATTGGAAGAACGTC